CAGGCGAAATACTATACGAAATGGAAGAAATAACCGCCCAAGCAATATTTGAGCGGATAAAATGTAATGAGGGATTATCGGAAGTATTTCATGGATATGTAATTAATTTAGATGAAAAAAATACCGTGCCTGAGGAAATAAAGAGACAAACGGACGAGTATATAAAACATATAAAATAAACATCTAACCTCTCAAATTTAAATAATTTAATTTTTTAATAAATTCCAGTAGGCAAAATATATGAATAATTCTCACATTTAATGATTTGTAGAGTATAATATACTGGGTAATTAGTCAAAAATGATAAAATATATATAAATATGTGATTTAATATATATATTTATATATTTAGCGATTAAATGGTTAAAATATAGGGTAAAATATATAAATATATGTATTAAAATGACAAAATATATATCATTATAAAAAATTGAATTTTAAATATTATATATTATAAATAATAAATGTTTGAAGACGGAATTAAGAAAATTATTCAACAAATAGAGCCAGGACTAGGGGCCACCTCTCGCGAAATATCAAGAGAAATATATGGCGAACTAGACTATATAATAAAATATCTAATAATAAAGATTACTGAAAAAGTAGGAATATTATTATCATGTATTAGTCGGAGAACGGCATCAACAAAATCAATTCAGGATATAATAAGAATAACATTTCCCTGTGAATTAGAAAGGGGAGCTGCAAGTGAGGGAACTAAACTAGTAATGAAATACAATTCCGACAAAGACAAACCAATTTTATCACTGAAAAAAATAAATGCAATATTCAGAATTGCAATACAAGATTATAAAACTGATGTAAGGGTTAGTATGTTTGCAATAGTATATTTAGCTGGAGTTTGTGAATATATAGTCGGCGAAATATTATATGAAATGGAAGAAATAACCGTCCAAAAAATATTTTCGCGGATAAAAGGGGATGAGGAATTATCGGAAGTATTTCACGGATATATGGTTGAATTAGACGATAACAAGTTAGGAATTAATCAGAAAATAAAAAGACAAATAGATGAATATACAAAGAATATAAAATAAGAAACAAACCTCACAAAGTTAAATAATTTAATTTTTTAATAAATCCCAATAGGGATTAGATTCATCAATATTATTTTCATTATTAGAAATAGCTTTACAAAAATCTTCAATACCAGGGGGTACAAATGTAAAATTATCATCTATAATATTAGCGGTAAATCTAAAGAAAAGATCATTTTTTCTAACATGCAATAATTTTTGGAATTGATTAGAAGTAGAGGAAAAAGTATCCTCTACCGCTTCTTTAGCCTTTTTCTTAATTTCATTATCATAATTATTGGAAGGGCGATTAAAAAGTGAAGTAGCACAAACACGAGTGGTAAAAATATTAATAAATGAGTTTTTACGTAATTCAGAAGGTAGACCTTTGTCATCTTGTAAAGAGAGTATAAAGGTAATTTTTTTATGTCTGCCTTGAAAGAAGATATCTTCAAAAACGGAACCTTTAAGAGATTTGAGTTGATGCATAAGATCATCCATAATAATAAGAATGCGAGGATTCATATCAAAATATTTGAGGGTATATTTTTCATGAACGCTTAAATCTAATTTATTAAGATCATCAAAATGTCTTCGGATAAAATCTAGATATAATTTTTTAACATGTTTTTGAAAAAGGGATTTAGTTTTAGAAATATGTAATTTTTTTTTAGAATCATTATCAGAATATTTTTGTAAAATACCATGGATTAATTTATTCTTGGTATTATTGACATCGTTGATTTGCGACTTAAAATATGCATCAGAGATTTTAAGACACAGAGCTGAAAGTATAGAAATATTTTTAGCCCTATTAGAAGCACACATGAGAGCCTCTTGTCTTTTCCAAATTTTTTCTAAAATTTCTTTGCTGATTCGTCTATGTATGAGAGGATTAGGGACTATATTTTTATAAGACTGAAAGCAATCCTCATTGCCAACAAAAACAACAATTTGTTGAATTTTTTCTTTTAAAATAAGAAGAATATTCTTAATAACTGTTGATTTACCAGTATCACTAGCTCCATATAAAACAGTTGATCTATCTTTAAATATTTTATAATTTAATTGTATTTCTTCAATCATTATTAATGACAAATTATATCAATAACTATTTAATATTTAATATTTAATGTGAATTATATTTAAAGACCATATTTCGGTAAAGTAACCGAAACGGGAATATAAGAAGAATTTTTACTGACAACATCCACCCCATCAAAAATTTCTTCCATAGCACCACTGACTTGTTGGGATTTAAATTCATCCTTGAGATAATAATTATTAAGAAAAATTAAGCCAGTAATAACAATAAATGAATATATTCCTACCCTTAAAATTAATCTACAAAAACTTTCTTCATCATCAGTATAAATTTCTACGTTTCTAAAAACAAATAATAGAATAATAATAAAGACGATAACGACAGCCAAAGAAGTAAATATTGGATTTCTTATAGCCTTATGGATAATGGGTATAGAATATAATTTTTTAGTTATTTGTTTTTTAGCATCATCAACATTAATAGGCATTATTCTAGTCTGGTAGGTCGACAATAATTATTTATATATATATAAATTAAGAAAAAATAATGTGTATAAAAAGATTCTAATTTTAAGTTTCAATTTGTGTGCTCAATTTAGTCTTTTTCATAAATTTTTGTTTGGCTAATTCCCTTTGTTTTTCGAAATCTTTACCAAAATCATTATCAACAGAATCATCTGAATCTGATTCAGATTCAGATTCAACATCCTTATTTACATCTTTAGGGGCATCATCTGAGTAAGATTCATCAATATTTTCGCCCGTCAGTTCGTACATCATTGACGGAGACTTAGCAATTCCTTTAAACGCAGATTTATCAGGAATATCAATCATATTTTTTTCATTTTCTTCAAATTCTTCATTTTTTTCAGTTTCTTTAATTTCTTCAATTTCTTCATCTCCTTCAATCGGGGGAGGATCTAATATCACACTGCTGGGGGATACACCATTACTTATTTTTGGTCCTCCTTTTTCTTCGCTGGTGATAAATCTATCGACCTTCGGTCGAGCAAATGGGAAACCCACCTTTTGATCAGAATTGATAGGAACATAATCCGCTGAGTGCCCTGATTTGTTCTCTGATTTGTGTTCTGATTTGTGTTCTGATTTGTGTTCTGATTTGTGTTCTGATTTGTGCTCTGATCTATGGGCAATATTGTCTTCGGAATAAGGGGGAGTCCCGAATCCCTCCGCAGCCACCGTGCTCCCTGTCGGTGGAACTTGAATGCCTTCAGATCTTGAAACTGAGAAATTAATAATATTATTATTTTTAAGATTTACTAATTCCTTTTTAGTATTAAATAATTCTGATTGTAATTTATTTAATTGGGCATTAAGATCAATAATATCAGATTCTTTTGATTTAATATATTTCATTAATTGACTAATATGAGATGTTAATTTATCATTTTTTTTCTCAAGCGAACATTTTTGACGTAAAACTTTACCAAAATTATCTTTTAATTTTTCAATAACATCAACTGGAAGATTATCAGATTTTTGAATAATTTTTTTAATAAACTGAGTAAATATTTTCTCTCTTTCAAGAATTTGAACATTAACAATCTCTTGGGTCAATATAGATGTATTAATTTGATTAGTGTGATCATCAATTATCATTTTTAATTTATCTGGCTGAATAACAATAGTACCAAATTCTGTAATAATATCAGTAATAATTTTATTTAAAAAGAATTCCTTCTCACTATCGGATAATCCAACACTATGCTCTTTGGGTAGAAATAGACGAATAAGAAGGGAAACAAAATCAGCAAGACTGATAATAGAAAATCTGGTTGAATTTTGAAAATAAGTATGAATACCTTTAACAGTTTTGAGATAATATTTTTTATCTGTCTTAACACCTTTCATATAAGCATATACGGCACTTTTGTATTCATCAGTAAAGCTATCATCAATTTTGCGTTTTTGTTTAAATATATTTTTGGCTGAAATATATAAATGATTATAATAAACATCAACAAAATAACAACCAATAATTTCAAACATATCAATAATTTGCGGACTATAATTATCTTTATTCATGATTAAATAATAGGCTATTACCACTATATCTGACTATATATAAATCTCGATTATATTCAATATAAAAAAAATTGAAATTGGCTTTTCTATAATAAATCATTCAATTGATATGGATATGTTGCTAGGAACATTGAGGGGGAAAACAGTTTATTATGACGGATCTCTGTTCGATAAATATACGGCAAAGGGAAAAATACGTGAAACGCTTTTCTTCGGGGTTCCTGACCCTGAGGGCCGTCCCGGTTGCTATCCTGCAAGATCGGCAGAAAGAAAAGCCCAAAGAATATATCTTATATTAAAAAATGAATTGTGGCATAACTATATATTTGATGAAGAAACTCTTGCACTTGCGTTAACTATTGTCGAAGACATAGTTGAAGGCACATGGTATGATATTTATTCTAAGTATCCCTATAAAAAATTAAGTGAAGTAGTTCCTTCAGTAATCGAAAAACTAAAGAAATATTCTGAACCGGAATCATTATCACCCATATATCTTCAGCTGGCGGAGTTAATTATGACAAGGCTTGCTGAAATCAATGTCTAAGATGGACGGCCAAAGGAACTTGTGTACTTACCTTATATTAAACTATTATATTTTTTATGAAATTTTAGGCGGAATTTTTTGTAGTCAATAATGGCTCAACTTCATTATTTTCATGATCAGAATATCTGCGGATTTTAAGTTTATTATCTAATCTACCAGTACGTCCGCTAAAATGGTCAATATAAGAATTATCAAGGGTGGGGATTAAGGGACTATTTGTTTCTGTATCATTAGGATCAGGGCCACGTTGTTGAATATGGCTAACTTTTCGATTTTGAGTAGAATCTTCTTGGCTACCAAATTCTTCAGGATTAACAGATTGTTTTTTATTCTCATTCGGCTGAGTAGCTGGAGATTTGTATGATTTAATAGTCAAAGAAGTACCATCAACTTCCATAATAGTATCCTGAATGCCTGATTTAATAAGTCTTTTGCAAGTTTTTCTGGCTAAAGTTTCCGTACTGTGTAATTTAGCTGGTTCAGAATCATTTGTCGAACTAAATTTAACACTTACAATATCACTGGAAGGGTTAATAGATTTAAACATAAGCATAGCTTCATGATAATAATTAGCAGGTCTCAAATCATCACGATTGCACATAACAGGTTTATGTGATTTAGCACTAGGTTGTTTTCTCGACTGAGTAGTATCTGACGAAGACCAATCAGAATCATGAACAGTTTCAAAAAGTAATCGTTCAATATCGCTTCTAAGTTCTGATAATTTGCGAATTTGAGCATCATTGCTTTCAGTTTTTTCGGTATCTAATTGAATTTGATGTTTTTGATTAACGAGTATGCCCATAAGAGTTCCAATATGTTTATAAACCATAGTTAGTTCATCACAAGTTAAATCATGAGAATATTTGCCAGAATCCCCCTCATACATTTGTACCTTATTTTCGGAAATATTAAGTCTCATTTTTCGAGGATCTTCTCCATATTTAGCAACAGTAAAAATATGATCTGGAGTATGTTGATGATACCATTTCGAATTTCTAATTAGGTCATTAGAAAGAATAATAGTTTTCCTTTGAGGATTTAAAGCCCAATCCTTAATAATATCACCATAAGTTTTATCATAATCAACATCTCTCCCAACGCTTTTATGAGCATAGGATCTCCGAAGACCTTCTCTTCTACCATCCATAGAAGTAGAGAAAATCCGCAGACGAGGTTTAACTAATTTAAACATATGTTTTTTAGAATCTCTAACTTGATTTTCACGTAAATGGCCACCAGATATGACATTATCATCATTTCCAGAACCCCATCGAACAAATCGCATTCTAGCATCTTCTTGCATACGTAATTCTCTAAAATCTGGATCAGTAAAAGTTCTTCTCGGATCTTTTTCCGTCAGTTCAGTATTAATTTCCGGATGAGCTGGATAATTATATTCTCCCCTACCTCCATAATAACGACTATTTATAAATCCTTTATTATTTATTGATTTTCTAGGTTCCTCATATTCGAAAGCGGGAGGATCCACCCTTGTGTCTTTTAAAACCGATCTACCATAATTATCATATATTTCATCAACATCATCAATTTCATTAGTTTGTTCGAATTTGGCCATTAAAGCCTCATCGGGCATTTTACCATAGGGTAACCCAATATCGATATCATAGGTGATATCTGGAGTAGGTCCCTTAAATTTAGAATAATCAACCATTTATAATAATATATATATAAGACTATATATTTATAGCGATTAAAATAAAAAATATTTATATATGTGTATCGAAGGAATTTAGTTAAAACTAAAATTGAAATAAATATATCTACATAATAAAGTGATGTCTGATTTTATGGAAGACGTGTTGGAACGAGAATGTAATAAAACATATAATGTGGAAAAAACAGTGAGGTTAGTCATAACTGAATTAATGAAATACGATAAAGAAACATTACGATATATGGATCATTTAGATAATGTTTTAAGTGTCCAAATATATGATTTAGCAAAGGACGGAAATTTGATCGGGTTATCTTTTTGGAGAATAAGAAAATTAATTGAATGGAGATTAACGATATGGGAAAAGCCGAGTAATTCATTGCTAAACATATTAGAGATGATTCTAAAGCGATATAATAATAGAATAAAAAAATACATAGTTAATTGTAATGTAGGGATTGTAGGGATTAATCAATATGGCCGACTGTGGACCAATTGTCATCAGAGTGGATATGACGAATATCAAAAATACCGAGAATTACAAATAATATGTGTAGATATAATATGTAATAATAAAGCCAATGGACAAGTACAACAGGTAGCTAATCAAGTGTTACAAATGATGAATATACCTCATTAGAATTTTGATTATAATTGATTACTCATCTTTGGAGAAAAATATTTTTTTATAAAAAAATAAATAGATAAATAGATAATCATTTTTATTTTAAAAACCAATTTCGTACCAATTTATTAATTTAATATATTAATATATTAATAAATATATCAATTAAAACTAAAGAAATTAAAAAACGGAGTTCATCCGTTAAGTTCGGTGAGTTAGTGCACTAGTGTACGAGGTAACTATTAAGTTCAAGATTAGCCAATTATTATTCTGTTAAAAATGAGGTTAAAATTAATAATCGATGATAGGGAAAGAGCATCAATTCCCTATTTAGAAACCGAAATGTATAATATAGGTTACGAAGTGCAGCGAATAGCTATAGGGGATTATATAATAATCGATGAAAAAAATAAGATAATAGCATGTTTCGAAAGAAAGACATTAGAAGATTTTGCATCAAGTATAAAAGATGGACGCTACGGAAACAAGGATGCAATGATAGAATTAAGAGAAAAAACGAAATGTCAATTGTTTTTTATAGTAGAGGGCGAGGCATATCCTTCGCCGGATAAACATTACAGCAATATGCCATATAAATATATAGAAAGTGCAATATTTCATCTAATGTTTCGGGATAATATTCACATAATCGAGACGAATAGTCCGTTACATACGGTCCAAAAATTGGCAAGAATGATAGAATCAATAAGGAGATATTTGGAAACAACAATAAATTATATAATCGATAAAATATATGGGGAACTATATAATCTAGATACAGAAATACCTAAACTAGACGTAATACTAAAAAAGGAAAAGAAAAAGGATATCGATATAGTGAGAGAAATGTGGTCATGTTTTAGAGGAATATCAACGCTAACAGCGGATAATTATATATCGCAAAGTAGCATAAAAAAGGTGATAAAAAAAGAGGCAGAAATAGAAAAGTTAAAATACACAAGTGGAAAACCGATATCAAATTATGTGATAGATAGTTTAACACATATAGATAAGAATACAGAGATAAGATTATTAGCGTGTATCCCAGGAATATCACAAAAAAGTGCAAAAGAAATATTAGGAAAAATGAGATTAAATAAATTATTAGACTATAATAAGATGGAAGAAATACCAATAGGGAAAAGAAAATTAGGGAACAAGGCAGAAAAAATAAAAAAATATTTTGAATATCAAAATTAATTAAGTCCATAATTATCACCAGCATCAATATCATTATCACCTAATTCAGCTTCTTCAAATTCTTTATCATCAACAATATCAATATCAAAATGATTTTTGAAGGGTTTAACCGTATCACCTAATTCATCCGATTTAAGATCATCAGATCTTTCAATACCAGATTCATCATCATAATTTGGATTATATTCATGAAATTCTTTAAACTGTTCACCCTTTTTAACAAATATATTAAAATTAAATCGTTTATATAAAGTGGTATTTTTATCCAGTTGAAGTATATGATTAATAATATAACGTACAAAAGATTCCCTTAATTTTTTGGTTTCTTTTTGTTCAGCATTATAGATTTTAAGGCATAAATCAATAATATATTGAATAATGAATTCAACAACTTCTTTAGGTTTTTTATTTTGCTTAAACCAAAGAATTTTCGGAGTAATATCATCATAAATAATCGGTAACCAATTATTAAGAGAAGAATATTCATGAGGTCTAATCTCCCCTTCGTTAATGATCGAGGTAAGATAATCAGGAGGTTTACCCATTAATCCATAAGTTCTTAATCTATTATATTCAAAAATTAATTTTTGTAAATATGAATCAAGCTTAAATATTCTGGGATTATTAACATTATCAATTTCGAGAGGAATATACGACCCACTAAGAACATCATCATAATTAATTTTTTCAATGGATGCAAGATTAACAAGGGCATAATTATTCAGTTTAAGAAGTTTGCTAAATTCTAGAACAGAATTATAATTAAAATTCCATTTATTAAATTGATCAGAAAAATCAAGGGAGGGTTTAATTTCTTTTTTAAGAATTTTAATTTCATATATGTGAGCTTCTTTTTTTTCGATAAGATATTTTTCTTTGTATTCATCATAAAAAAGTTTAGCATCAGAAGAATAAATATTTTTGAGAAATTTAGGAGAAAATTTACATTTACTACATATATCATTAACAAAAGTATGTAATCCACCTTCGGGACATCTATTTTCATAAAAATTAAAGAAATTTTCAATATCTTCTCTAAATTTGAGTGACTGAATAATTTTATCAGAACTAAGTTTATTACTGTCGGATCTTAATATGCCACAAACTGAGCATCTAATATCATCAAAAGGATATTTAAGATCAGTTTTATTAATTAAATCAAACTTAGTTAATTCTAAAGAATTAAAGATAAAAATATTCCAAAGATGTTTCTGTCCATTTTCATCGAATAACAATCCCAGAGAAGTTGGAATATATTTAAAAGAATAATCAACATAAGACTGACCAGAAGAAAAAGTCTGAAAAGTATGTAAAAACAGATTAAGTTGAGATTCATGAAATAGAATATCAGAAGAAGATTTAGAATATTTCAAAAAAGGATCAGAAAAATTTCCGGAATCATCATAAATAAAAGTAAAAGGCAGGGATAATTTAATTTTATCATAAAAATGATGAAAACTTTTAGCTTTATAACTTTTGATAATTTTATCAAGATCAATAGATTTTCCATATTCGAAATTAGGTATGGAATCAAAAGCCACAACGGATGAAAGATGAGGTGCGACAATATGATCATAAATATCATTATAACTTAATAGATCCTTCTTTAAATTAATGTTAAGTATTTTTTCTAATTGACTAACTTCATCAGATTTTTTATAGGCTTTGCCTAAATGAGTAATAAAGAAAATATATTTATAAATAGGATCAATTAAAATATCATTATAAGAATCATAAGTAGTTATATGAGTAGGTATAATAGAAATTTTTCCAGAGACTAATTTATAAGCATCGATTAATTTATTTTTAATAAATTCGGAAGTAATACCTGAAATCTTATTAATTAAAATATTTTTAGTATTAATGATAGCAAAAAGTATATGTTTGAGTAAATCAATAAGTTTAGAACTATCTAATAATTTTTTAGAAAATTTGAGAGAAACATCAATATTTTTATTATTAATAACAAAATTAACCATATAAGCATAAGCATAAATAGTAATAAATAATTTTTTTTTATTGTGTATATCTTCAGAAGTATTAGTTTTGGATTTGATAAGTTGTTGTTCGATATCGGCAATATAATCATAACAAACATTAACCATATCATTATGAATTTTTGATGAATCAACAACAGGGTTAAAATTAAAATTTCTAATAGTTCCGAGCATTTCTCCCCACATTTGTTTTCTTAACTCATCATCAATAGAGGATCTAAGTGAAAATTCATCGATAGTAACTTTATCAGTTTCGAAAATTTCCGCATTAGCAATAACTTCTCCACAAATAAAACAATAATAATTACCGAGATAAGGAATTTGATCAATATACATGAATAATTTATTTTTAAAATCATTGAATGAAAGATTAGGTGATCCTAATTGAAGTTCAGTATAATCAGCAAAATGAGGACAAATAAGATCGAAACCACAATTATTACATTTAATAAAAGTATTATTAATATCGGTTAAAGATTTAAGATTTCTTTTATCAGTGTAATAATTAACAATTTTATTAACTTTAAAGAATTTTTTCAAATCAGCATAAATATTAGAAATATTTCCAATAAATTTCGCGGATCTGAATTTACGATAAAGTTTAACATGAGGACAATTATTTTTGGCAATTTCTTCAATATATTTTAATTTTTTTTCATAAATATTAATAACCATTTGTTTTTCTTTATCAGGTAAAGCATTAATTAGAGATGAAGATGTGAGCACAGTTTTATAAAGTCCAACCTTGGTGATAGATTTTTCAATTTCTTTTAATTTTTGAATACCGAATTTATCCTCGATAATAGATTTGTAACTGATAAGAAGATTAAGGGCATTGATCTTTTTTCGTAAATTAGCTTTGATAGCATCCGATCTTAAAAGACTCTCACGATAATTTTGAATAGCATTAAGAATTTCATTATCTGAGCCTAAAATAAGAAATATAAAATAAATGTTAAATAAATTAGCCGAATGAAGAGTATGTAATAAATTACTTTTATAATAAGACGTTTGCACATAACTATTAATTTTAAGTAAATCATCAATTAATTTAATAAATCGCATCAATTTAGGATCAATTAACGAGGATAGTTCGCCATATTTGTGCTTAATGGGGATCTGTAATAATACTTTTTGTGATTTAATACTTAAAATAGAATTAATTTTGAGTTGATTTTCAGATGAATAAAAATATTTAATATATTTTATAAAAAAGTCAAAAATATTATCAATAATATTAGGATCATCTTTAAAGAAAAATATAGATTTTCCCGATAAATTAGATGGCGTAGGTAAATCGGGTAGAAAAGAGCACGATTTGGCCAAATAATCATGATTAAAAAGACCAATATTAAATTCGTCAGATAGATAATAATCGGAATCCTTAGAACAGAAAGGATTCATCTGAAGACCAACAACCATAATTTCTTGACCAACAGCGGAAACAAAATTAAAATACACATTTTTTAATATAACATTGCAAAATATAGGAATATCAAAATGTACCCTGATAGAATTTAAATCTTTTTTATCATTAGTAATGATAGGAATCAAGACAAAAGAACCAGCATCACGACTGGATTTTTTTCGAAAGAAAGTTTGACCAATTAAAATAATTTTTCTCAATAATAGTTCCTTAATATTCGGATGATTAAGTAGATCCTTAAAATTAATAAATAATTGAATCATGAATTTAAAATTATCCAAATGATATTTATCAATATTAATAAGGGATAATCTATCTATAAAAGAATCTAAATCATCAGGTGTAAATTTATGAAAATTTTTAATATCCTCCTTTAATTCAATAACTTTAATTTCAGTCATGTATGGGTCGGTGATAATTTATATACATATATATATAAATACATAATATAAAAAAGTATTTTATCTAACTTAATATGATCTTAAATTCTTTAATTTCTAAATAAAAAAAGAGTATTCATTAATGTGAAATGAATACCCAATCCCTCCAACCAGAGAACAATAAAAAATAGTGTATATAACATATTATTTTAACCATATCATAATAAATTTATAAATCCTTTGAATTAATAGATGATTTGTGAATATCATAATTAAAATAATCATAAACTTTTTTTCTACTATAATATTGATATTTGAGAAAGCAAGAGGTATCAACAATATCAACATATTTTCGGATGATATTAGTATCGGAGCCTTTACGGGTAACACGTCTACAAATTTGTTCATAATTAGAGCGTCTAGGAGTGGCAAAGATAGCAGAATTCATTCGAACATAAGAAATACCAGTTCCGGAATAACAATAGGTAGTAACAATAATTCGGGATTTAGTAGCGAGTAGTCGATCATTATCAGAGGCATTACCCATTAATGAGGAAATATCACTAACAGCATCTATTCCCAATTCATTAGAAATAAGTTCAAACAGTTTAAGTACATGTCTTCTATGTTCAACAAAAATATAAGTAAAAGAATTAGGATCATTATATAAAAGTTTTGCTTCACGAACGATTAATTTATTTCTATTATCATCATCAATAAATTGTCCAATAGTTTTTTGAGTATCAGGTTTATCAGTTTTATCATTATAAAAGGTTTTAACTGGGCCTGTAAATAATATAACTTTTACTTCTCCCTTAAAACGATCAATATCAGGATCATAATTCGGTAAATCCTTAGCCGAAACAACTGGGCCAACCAATTTATAATAAAGAGAATCAAAATTATCAAGTCGATGATGGGAAGTAGCAGTCATGCCTAAAACACAAGAAGTTTGAGCTTTAAAGAAAATATTTCTGAATACTTGTCCGCAATACATATGAATTTCATCGAATATAACCAAGCCATAAGAATTAAAAACATCATCTGAAAATTTAAGAGCCGAATTAATAACAACAACTGAAATATCTTCCGAAATATCAGCAGAAGAACCAATAACAGAACAATCTAAAATAGGAGTCAAATCATTAATAGCCTGTTGTTGTAAATGAATGCGAGGAACAATATAAAGGGTGCGTAATTTTAATTTTTCGATAACACCACCAGCAACAAAAGTTTTACCAAGACCAGCCATAAGATCAATAATACAACCAGCATCACCTTTAGAGATTTTTTCTTTAGTAAAAATATTTTGACAAAGCCAATCACAAATGAGTGATTGATTCGGGAAAAGATTACCAACAAAATCAACGCGTCCATCAAGTGTACGACTACCAAGAGAAAGTTTATTATCAATAACAGTAGCTAAATCAAAATTAATGAAAGAATTAATAAGAGTTCTGGGAAGACAAATATATTTGGTATTATTGCACGAAACAAATTTATAAGAGTGAGCAATTTTAGGAGGACCAACTTTTTGTTCAGTTTTAATAGTTAATTTTTTAAGAAAATTAAAATAATCATGATTTAGAATTTTTTTAAGATCATCTAATTTAAGAACTAACCCCCAATTGCATAATTTAATATTTAATCCTCCAGCATTCAACATTTTACTTTAATTAAAATTTAAATAGACTTTATATATAATATTATATAAGAATCAAATTTTAAAATGTCAAAGGGTATTTATATAATATTGGATTCATATTCGGGTGAACAAGATAGTTATTTAGTATTAACAAAACAATTACGACAACGACTAAAACAAATAGAAGAAGAGAATAAGAAAAGAAATTTGGAAGATGTACGACCAACAGTCAAAGATATATCACAAACGCATAATTTTGCGATGGTATCAACATATCGACCACATGTGGCGATAGCCTATGAATATTTTAAAACATTAAAAGGAGATGGTGGGATAACACAATTAGTCGATGGAACAAATACAACAAAAATAAGATTCAATTTACAGGGAAATGAAGGACATTGGTTAAATGATATGGTTGTACGAGTATTATTTCAAGAAATAGGAATAAAAGAAAATGCACCAGAAGGATCATTGCGATATAGATATTGTGATTTACCAGGAATGCGGCTATTTGAAAGGACAACATTAAATGTAGATAATCTAGATATAGCAGATTATGTGACCGATGATATATCATTCAACGATTTTCATGTGCAACCGAGTAAAAAAATAGGATATTACCGATCATTGGGGCGTGAAGATACATTACAGGGAGAATTTTATATGGTTGACCAGCAAGTAAAACAAAAATTAGAATATAAGAATGGAGCCCAAACTCCAAAATTTTATCAACCAAAATTAGAATTATGGATACCATTATTATTTTGGTTTAATAGAGATGTGAGTAGTAGTTTAAATAATATATTAATAAGAACAGCACAGCGAAATATAGATATATATCTGGCACCATTAAGGCGAATAATACAGGCGATAGATGTGAACGACAATGTGGTGTCATCAGGAATAACAAGTTTTAAAATAGAGGGAATTGAATTATATACAAAAAATATATATGTGAATTCGGAGATTCACGATCTATTTATGAATAGGAGACTAATGTCAGTGATAAAAATAAATAAACGACATATCGAAATATTAAGCGGTAGTGAAGGAGAAATTCATCTAAGTGGACTAAAATATGGAATAGAATATTTGAAATTTGGATTTAAACCATTGGAGAATGAAGAATCGTTTGATAATTGGCATAAATATTCAAAGATAACAGTGGAAGAATTACCGCACGTAACAGTAATTAATAATCCAATAGTTAATCCAGTACAACAGGTAGTGATAAGAACAATAAAATTTTTAAAATGTGGAAATGTGGTTGAAAAGGTAGGATTTAAAGCATTTGGTGTCGAATTATATCCAATGTTATCTCCAGCATTTTATAATCAACATATACCATTAATGAATGAGCATATAGTAACTCCTGATGATTGTGGCAAAATGATAGCACCATTTAATTTATTACCTGGCGGAAAAATGATGACTGGATATTTACAAACATCACGAGCGAAAGAATTTTATCTTAAATATGACTCAGAGAATAAAATAAATCAGAATAATAAGGTAAAATTATTCGTATCAGCGGAAGCATTAGCATTTTTATATTATGACGGATTTTCAATATATTTAAAATATATAACATAAATAATATAAAGATCAATCATAATGACTGATTTGCAACCGGTATTCAACAAACCAATGAGTACTAAAGAAATAGAAGAATTTAGAGAAATATTAGCAAAATCATATAAGGTAAATGATAAATATATAATATGGACAAAAGAATTGGATGAACATGGAAAAAAAACTGGTAATGTAATATATTATATGAAACTCATAAATAAATTAACTGGCGAAATAGAAAAAGAAGAAGGTGGAGATAGAATAAGGGAAATATTTAAATTAAATATCAGATAAAAAATTGAAATTGATATTATTATAATAAAAAAAGATCTATTTGATATTGGGGATTATGGCAATAGATTCAATAATCACCAATGAAGCAATAGATTCAAGTAATCAACACTCTAAACAAATATTCAAAGAAGAACATCGTATAATTAATAGCACTTTACAATATGATTTTAGTAATTTGGAACCCCCAAGCGGTCTAGTTGACAACGAATATTCCGTCATGAATATTTATCTAAACGAAAATTTAGATAATTCAATAATAGTAAATATCAAACCGCTCAAAACACTCAAAAATACATTAAAATATTGACTAACACTATAATAAATAAGTTCAACATAATATCAGAATATATATTTTTTTATATATAGCAACAAAATGAACTTAGGTTATCATATAAGAGAGAAAATAAATATAAAAGAGCAACAGGAATTAATAGAAAAATATGGATTTACATATATTCAGATTTATGTAATAGGTCCGAATAATTCTTACGAAATATATAACCCCGAAGAAAAAAAGGAAATAAAGGAAATGGGAGTAAAAAAATTAGTGCACGGATCACATTTGGACCATTTATACGGATATAGGCATAAATTTACGATAATGAATATAAAAAAAGAATTAGAAATAAGTAGGGAAATAATGGCAGAAGGATTAATAATACATTTACCGAATAAATCAGTGAATAAAATAGTCTCAGCATTAGATGAAATAATAGAAAACGATGTATCTAATTCCCAAGAAATTGTAGATAGGTTAGATCTACCACTGGTAACAATCTATTTAGAAATGAATAGTTATGGGAAAACTGATAAATATAAATATACCGAACTAAAAAATATAAAAGCATTATTTAAAATAATAAAAACAAAAAGCTATTATAATAGAATAGGATTAGGAATAGATACCGCACATTTATGGGCATCGGGAGTAGATATATCAGAATATAAACTAGTTAAGGATTGGTTATCGAAAATTTCAGAATTAGAAATACCGAATATAATATTACAATTAAATGACCAGAAATGGGAATATGGCGAAGGAAGCGACGAACATGTTTCATTAACATATGGAACGATATGGAAAAAATACAATAAAGAGGGATTTAATAATATATTTCAATCAGGATTAATGGCATTTTTAGAATGGGCAAAAGAGGAAGAAATAATAACAATAATGGAAAGAAAGAGGAAGGAAGAAATAGAGAGAGATATGATAACAATAAGTAAATTGTAAGTAAATTAAATATTGAAATAAAAATTGAATAATATATAGATATTAAATATCAAACGATAAAATGGAGACTCCAACGGGAAGAGAGAATAGCATAGTACTGGAGGCCGTACCTAAGACCGAAGTTGTGGCTCGTGAGTTCGTAGGCGTTATAAGTGCAACGAAATCTCCGCCACAAGTTCCTTCGGCCGTGGGAACAGTCGAAGTCGCTAATGAGCAATCAATAGAAGAATTGCAAAAGAAAATAGAGGAAATATGGGGGGCAAGGGGAGACACCAGCCAGAACAGAGATAATATAAATTACGAAATAGGTGATATGGCCGAATTAATAGTCGAAACGAAGAAAGCTAAATTTACGAATAATGTTCCATCAGAAGATAATAAAGATAAAGACACGTGTAATAATATAAGTAGTCGAGGATTTATAGAATATTCCGATTTGGAGAATGAATCTATTGGCTGTGAAGATGACTTAGAAACATCATTACAAAATATAAATAATAGAATGGAGAATTTTTCCCGCAGAATAAGAAGTATGGAAGAAATGATAGGAGAAATGAATGATGTAATGAAATTAGTATTGGAAAGGGTGAATAAGACGTATATGAAGATCAATAAACTAAAAGGATCAATGGAAGAGTATCGAATGGATGAATATGCGAATCCGCATGATCCTGAACCCTAAAATTCAAGCACTTAAGGCAGTTCGTTCTACGAACTCACAAACTTCGTTCTACGAACTCACAAGCTTCGTT